TTAGCAATGTTGGCTTGGACTTCGTACTCTCGCACGAATGTTCGTCCGTCATACCCGGTGGGCATACCAACTCTATCAACTGGCCTATGATGGAACGGATCAAGTGCTAATTTGACCCATTCATGGCCCTTATCTGTAGCACCTATGGATTTGCTACTACGGTGGAATTCTTTGTCATCTTTCTCAGTAATTGGACCGGTTACTGAAATCTTTGGTGACATGGCGTTTGTTGCTTTGTTTGCAATTTGATCGGCTTTAGACATTGGTAAACTCTTGGTTACTTAATACTCAAAATCTAATTCCACCGCCACCGTGGGCAATATATACATATGAACAATACTGGCTATACTACTATACGATGCACTCTATTTACACTATTTACAATATGGTACAGTATATCACATTTATAACACAATTTGTTTAATATTTACATTTGAGGTGACCTATCATGTGTCTCGGAAGCACATCCTGTTGAAATGCTGCTCCAAAGCTAACTGCATTTCAACAGACACATTAAATGCTACTGCGAAGGAAACTCGTGCTTCATGGGTTATGACTCGTTCTGGATGTTTCTCCAGATCAATATCATGCAACCACATGCGCATTCCTCCTTCAAGTGCAAATCTCTTGATTTTCGCCTTACTTGACACTCCCCGTCCTAGCATTTTGTAGAAGGCATACATAACTGGGATACCATTATTAAGAATCATACCACCTGTCGAGACTGAGTATCTCCAGTCATCATCGGTGATATTCCTGTTTATCTTAATACAGTCCTTGACACACGCTACCTTAGGGTCTCGGACCATGGTATATATGCTACCGTTAAACACAGGACGTGTTTGGCAAAAATCAATGTGCTCCAACACATAGACAGGTTCCTCTGCAACAACTTCCTGGCCCACATCAGCGAAGTGTTGCTCTATTTCGCCGAGCTTGTCGATGTCCGCCAGCTCCATTATAATCCCGAAATCATCACCATTGTCTATAAATTCCCACCCGTACTTAATGTGGAAATGGTATAGTATGCTACACACAAGAGTTATAGCAAATAATGATGTGATGGTGCACCCAGAAGGAAGTACTGTGTGAGGGGCCACTTCTGTATAAT